TTACATCAACTTGAGATAACATCTTTCTTGTAAGATACCATTAAATTTATTAATTATGTACCCTTATATTACTAATTAGAGGGTGGTGTTGGAAAGGTTACATCCTCTATAGATGTAGCATCTTCTAGGTTGTTTGGCATGTCTCTTAATTGCTGCCTGTAATTTGCCCACTCTGTTTTCTTTTCCTCGCTCAGAGGGCTGTCGGCTGCTTGAGTCCAATCGGATTTAGTTAGTCTTGAGTTTCTAATTAATCTTACTTGTTCATCAAGACCTGTTTCTGTTATAGATCCATTTATAATTTCATTATCAACAACCCTTGCATTGCGTATTTGTTGTGGAGAACCCTCAATCCATCCTGTCGCACCCTCTGGCTGTGATACATCTTCTAAACCAACCGCACAATTTTGAATTGAAACTACATCTCCATCTGCGTTATACCAAGTTATTGTTCTCATATTCTTACCTAAATGTTACATAAACCTGAAGCGTGCTTGGACCATAACTTCTTAATTGTCCACCTATCTGTGAAGTACCCTGTGTTTGTAAGGTCATTTTATATTGATAATAATAATCTGCTGTGTATGTGTCAGAGTCAACAATAGTTTGAATAGCCTCAGCACTATCTCCGTACATCTGATAGCTTTGAACTAAAACATATGATCCAAGACTTCCTGATGTAGACCCGCTTCTTCTGTAAAGTCTAAGTCTAATCCAGTCGCTTGATGCTCCAGCGTTAGCTACGATCATGGTGTTTCCAATGATGGCAAAAGGATTATCGGTATTGCTTGGTGCTTGGAATACAGAAGTTTCAGCAATCGTAGTTTCAGATAAATTATCTACTGTCCAATAACCATAGTTACCTGTAGCAATAGCAAATAAAGAAACTGCATTCAAGCCTATTTGCAATGTACCAACACCAGCGGATTTGATAATTAAATTGCCGCTGCCGTCAGTATCAAGAGTTACATTATCAATGTTAATATAATCAGCACTCAATGATCCTGTGTTTATTTTACTTGCACTAAGGTCATTAATCTTTGCATTGGTTATAGATGCGTCTTGTATCTTTGCGGTGCTTATTGAAGCATTTGCTATTTTTGCTTCTGTTACTGCTAAGTTTGCTATTTTTGCCTCATCTACAGCAAGGTTTCCAATCTTAGCATTTGTTATGGCACCGTTTTGAATCCTAGCATCGTCTATATAAACAACCCCACCTGAAACAATAAATGGTGCTATGTTTGTTGAACCGCTCCATATTGCAAACTTATCTGCTCTAAATTGCACATAGGATTGTGCACCAGACCCACTATCTGCATTAGAGCCTAATACCATGCCCGCAGAAGAAATACTCCCATTAGACTCAGTAGCTACTTGTAAAACATACATGGCATTTAAATCACCATTTATGTTTGCTGTAGTAGTACTAAGAGAACTAATACTTGATGTATTACCATTAACTGTAGAAGTTAAATTAGAAATACTTGTAGATAAGGCACTGTCGGCATTTGCTCTTGTGGTTGCTTCAGAAGATATTGCAGAGGTATTACTATTAACAGTAGAAGTTAAGTTCGTAATGCTTGTAGATAAAGCACTATCCGCATTTGCTCTAGTCGTTGCCTCACTGGCAATAGCAGAAGTATTTGAGTTAACTGTAGAAGTTAAACTACTAATAGCACTTGCGTTAGCTGTAGTATCACTTGTAAGCGTAACGATATCTGACTGTGCTGTAGATATGTTAGAAGTGTTTGTAGAAACAGTTGAACTAAGAGAGTTATATAAACTAATTAAAGTAGAATCCCTAGCCGCAATCCAAGCGTTGTTTGCTGCGTTCCTAAAGTAAGCTTGATTGTTATCATCTGTATCAATCCAAATGTCATTACCAACCAAAGCATCCCCATTATCTCTAGTTGTTGGTGCACTTGTAGATCTAATAACTGTAGCGGCTGTACCAGCAGACCCAGAAATTAAAGATTCTAGTGCAGCATATCCAGGAAGATCTTGCAAGGTTTCAGATAGGTCTTGCATAACAGCACCAATATCTTCTGCTGTGCTTGCCTGTGTTCCTGTCGTTGAATTAAATGGTCCTACGGTACCTTGGGTATTAACAAAACGAATCCAATAATATCTGGTTTGTCCATTGCCAACCTGATGAGCAAAAACCGCTGCGGTGGTTTGACCAATAAAAACTCTGTCGGCAAAGGTATTAGATGTCGCTGCCCATACTTCAGCATGTGAGAAACCAAAGAATGTTGGGACATCCCATTCTATAACAATGTTTTGAAAAGCTCCGTCTGCACTTACGCCTGTGGGTGCCGGGGGGATTCCAAGAACATCTTCATCACCGAAGGTAACACCCTGAGATCCTAAGCCAACTATTTGACCATTAGAGCCAATTCTAATATCACGCTTGGCAATACCTGCGTCAATAAGGTCTCTGAAAGTTACAGCAGCATCTAAAGGATTCCCTATTTCTCCTTTAAGTTGTGCAATAGATTCATTTACTTTAGAAGCAAAACGCTTCCCTTCGTGATCAAAGTTTCTTGGTACAACGAAAGTACCTTTAGATTTAGCCACTAGGTTATCTCCCTTGGACTTTCATAAACACACACTTCATTAATAGGGTCTGTACCCTCTAAAATAATGTAGAATGTTTTTGCCCTATAACCTCCGGGTAATCTAAATATTCCATCACTGGTAACAGTTTGAGTGTGTTTTAAAGAACCATCAGCATAAAGTTTAAAAGTTAAACTGCTATAAGATTCAGCACTTACTTTTGCTACGCCTGGGCATATAGGTCTGTTGGTATAAAACTCTTTTGATTGCCATGTATATGTCCTAGCACTGCTAGATCTTCCAAACTTTTTAAGAACCCCACCGATAACTAAATAAAGCTCATCATTTTCTCTGTCATTAAATCCTGCATGAGCATAAAAATCTAAATCAACAAAAGCATTCTTTCCACCCCTTGGGTCAAAAATAAATCCTTTTTTAGTCGCTCCACTAGAACCATCCCATGTAAAAGCTATGTACTTTCCTTCGTATTCATAAGCTTCAATATTACTTGGGTAGTAGTCTTGCCACTGATCTCTAGTAAATATTTGTTGTGTAATTAACTGTATGCCTGAGTTGGTTGCTAATACCAATCCATCTGGTGATGCGTAGATAGCATACTCACCCATGTCAACCAAAGATCGTTTGTTAGAGTTTGGTAAGTTTGCATCAATTTCTACCATAGCCATAGCACTAGGATCTGTTCCTGAGGCTATATATGGTTTGCCTTTAGTGGTTACTAATAAACCTGAAGCAATAGATGCAATTCCAACTATATCTTCATTAGTTGTTAATTGGTTTGCTAGTGGATAAGAATGTGGTAAAAAAGATTCGCTGAATAATAATGTGTTGCCACTGAATCCTGCTGTTATACCGTTAGGCATAGCAGTAATACCTAGCATTGGACCATCTGGATGATCTGCTGAGGTATCGTCTGGCGGTGCAAGGTTGTCGGTTGATTCTATTTCCTCCCCGAGTGAGGCGTCTAGCACTGTATCATTTGTAGTTCCAGATGTTGTTCCAGCCACATCCTTTACAAATCTAAATACACCATTCAAATCTGTTCTATATATTCTTCTTTTAGCAATACTATATGTGCCACTTGAAGCTGCTGGCAGAGACAAAGTTACTGTAGCACCGTCAGCCGCATCAACAATATCAGATGCTGTTACAACGCTTGGTGGTCCTTCTTCTCCAAAAGATGTTATTTCTGTATAAATATAAGCACGGGAACTTGTAGCCGCTCCGTCTGCTGCGGTTGTATTATCTACTGATGGTCCAGAAGTGAATGCCCCTGGAGTGGGCAATCCTAGTCTGTATGAAGTTACTGGGTATGGTCCTGAGCCTGATATGCCATTGCTTGCATCCACCATTCTGGGGAAGCCTGCGGCTCCGCTAACACCCGTAAAATAGAAACGACTAAATGAATCTTCCTTAATTGGGCTTTTAATAACATCTACATCATCTGTGAAAGTAAACCAAGCAGAATTTGTAGCCTTGAAAATAGTTTTTGTGGTTGCATCAATATCAGAGGCTGGATGCGTTGGTCCAGTTTCTGAAGGATCATTTGTATCTTGAGGTAACCCTTCTAGTCTGCCTCTGTCTAAGAATGCGTTTTCTGTTTCTTGAGCAACATCTTCTGGCAATAGCCTTGGGCTGATCTTTTTATTAAGACCACTGAATGTTGTAAGTTTAAACCCTGCCACACTTTATTCCTGCCCCTTGTCTGATGTGTTTGATGCACCAAAGTAAAAAGATATCACAGCACTGGCTAATCCACCAAGATAACCTAACACTAAATTTATTAATGCTTCAGAATTTTGCTCGGGTGGCTGGATGGTAACTAAGAAAATATAACCAAGAAAGCCACCAAGTGTAGCAATACCCATGATCCTAGCGGTCCAATCTTTGCTAAATTTTCCTCTAGCATCTTGTTTATCTTGAACCTCAAGCTTAAAGACATCAATTTCTAACTGTTTCATTTGTGCCTCAAATTCTTTTTCAGCTTTTTTTAATTCCATCATTTGATCTGGGGTTGCTTGTTGAATGGCATTATTTATGGCTTTTGGATTATCTTGACATCCTAAAACCTCACATATTACTTTAGAAGCCATGCCTCCCAATGGTCCCCCTAAGGCGGTGCCAAGGGTTGGAGCAACGCTTCCTACTACATTTTTTAATAATCCTTTTAACATATCATTTAAGAGTATAAATATTTAATTTGTTTGATTTTCCTTTTACCATTATAGATTCTAATTG